CTTATTTACCGCCTCATCATAGGCGTTCTTTAACGCTGTAGTAAATGCTTCCGTAATCTGGTCTAATGTGGATTGATTACTATGTTCGTGTGCCTTATTTACTGCCTCATCATAAGCGTTCTTTAATGCGGTTGTAAACGCCTCTGTAATTAAATCAAGCGTATCTTTATTGTTGTGTTCGTGGGCTAAACCAACTGCTGTATCTGTGTCAATTTTATTATACTTATACCACTCATCTAAACTCTTATGTAATTGCCGTATATACCGCTCCATATCCTCTTTTTTACTTACATCTGGAGGCAACGGCAATATCAATACAGGCGGTAGTGTTTTATCCATTTTATCTTAACCCCACATCGTTATAATAAATAAGAGACCCCATATACTGAAAGAAATCGTTGCTTGTAATCTTTATCTGTAATGACTTCCCGGTACAATCAATATAATGGTTAAGTATAATAAATTCATCATCCGTATCGTTTCCAATAGTAAATGTGTCTTCGCAAACAAAATTTTTCTCGTTTCCAGCCCTGACAGAGATTGTTACTTCCCGTTCTAATCCTTCGTTCTTAAAATAATGTTGTAAAAGTAAAAATCGCTTCATAACATTGGCGTTTTTACACTCTATTTTTCTTGTTATAAATACCCCTTCAAAATCTGTTCCTTTATCTTGTAAAGAAGCAAATAATTTATATGTATTCCCAGCATTATCTCCAATAACCTGTATCCGCTCACCAATTGCGTAGTTTATACTTCTCCATTGTAAATCTGGGTCTATTGTTTCCCATAGAACTTCAGGCATAGCAATATAAGTATCCCACGTCTCAACACTTTCAAGAGTATATCCTCCTATCGCTAAAACGGTGCCCCCTATATCAAACTTAAACCAAACACCAGTAGATACATCCAATATAAGCATTTTATTGCAAACGTCTACATCACCTTCTGGTATAAGCCAGACAATCTTGTTAAGCGTTTCTAATGTAAGTCCATATATCAATCCAAAGTTTTCATCTTTTATATTGGATAACGTATCCTGTATACCCGCTGATATATCTTTTGCCCCAATCCCATCAAAAGCATAAATCCTTTTATTTGCTCCAAAGAAATAAACAAAATTGTTTGATACCCTAATACTATCGGGAGCATAACACCCAATACCTTCTACACGTTTTATGATATTAAACACATAATTACCACCAACATAGTGTAAAATATAGATAGATGACTTTTTGAAAATAACAAGGTAATCCGTTGTTTTTCCAAACCCCATAATCTCTTCTGTATCACCAACAACGGCTTCACCGCTATCCCCTGTTGTCCAGTTGTTAATCTCACCAATAGAGGACCATGCAATTTTATGCGGATTGTATTCCAAGCGCCCGGCAATAAGATAATTCTTAAAATTGATAATAAACTTTGCAATTGGAGGACTTCCACCTAATTGCTGGATGTCGCCTGTTCCATCCCAATAAAAAATCTCATCTACACCATTTGTAAAAATAAAATAATTGCCGTATTGTGTGAAACTCCAATAATCCTTATCTTCCCCTGTAAAGGTTGCTGTGCCAGTTATATCTTTCCAAGTATCTGTATTCCAGTAGTAAATTTTACTTTTCGTCCCTGCAATAAAAAATCTTTGCCCTGTGGTCTGCTGAAAAGAGGAAAGCATATTTATATATTCATTGTCTGGAATAGTATCAAACGCTGACATACGCCCCTTGATTTTTCGCAGATACCCGTTTTCAAAAACCACATTTACCGTCGGGTCTCCTGGAGTATAAATATCACTTAATAAAATAGTGGGGATGTTTTCCTTTATTCCGCCTACCCCTGGGTTTACAACCGCACATAATTTATTCATCCTATTTTCCTTATAAAAACTTGTGTATAAATTTCCGCAACACCAAAACTACACGGCTGACCAAGGCCCTTTGAATTTGAAGAAGAACATCTATGTCTGATTTCAAAAACCTTACTACCCGCAATAGTAATAACCCCTTCTATAAAAGAACGTGTTTGTCCATAATCATATTTATCTGAATCTTCGGAACTTCCAATAAGTTCCGTAATGCTATCTGACACGTTATATAAAATCGCCTTATGGTAATTAACTCTAAAGGCGGGAGCAGATGCTTTGACATAATACACACCTGCTGGTAATGTTATTCTATTACTATTCAAACTTGCCCCATCTATGCCATTATAAACAACAGTGTTAATGTCCCTTGTTACCCAAGAACCTGACGTAAAATTTCCGCCACTAGTTCCAGAAGATTTCTGGTCAACCACAATAAGAATATTATCAATAATGTCTTCGACTACAGTTCCTGCCACCTCTTCTGCCACCTCTTCTGCTTTGCTCTCCACAAAACTTTTATTTGCTACTTCATAATCACTACTTGGGTCGCTTTCTGGTGTTTTAGGAAACTTATTAAAAGTTTTTACACCATAAATTGTCTGGTCTGTATCATCAATCAACTCCACAGGGTCTCCTGTTTCTTTTAAAGCATATAACTTACCGCTTTTATCGTAAATCATAGTGCCAGCCGTTGGATTGGATGGATGGGCTGTTTTAGATATAAATTCCACCTGATTATGTTTACCAATATCGCTGTCCCCTGTTTCATCCTCTTTAAAGTTATGGTCAATGGCAAGTCGTTCTCGTATTGCTTCTTTAAGCGACCTTATTCTTCTTGCCCCAAGTCCTATTACTTCGCTATTCGCTGGTATTGCCTCATTCCATTCTTCATTAAACGCCATTTTTACCTCCCCTTTATTACATTACACATCTCTGTAAACTACTTTGCTATAATTATTTGGTAAATTATCAAGAAGCATTTTTAGTTCTTCCTGAAACCTTTTTGTATGTATATTTGCTTTTTCTGGAGTTTCAAGGTTTTTCCACACAGCCGCACACACCCCTTCTATCACACATTCCGTAAAGGTATCTGGCAGTAGAATAGTGGCTCCCGAGGGATGTATATAAGAGTAATATATAGTAAATATATAATTATCGTCAGGGATGGGATACATATAAAGTTTATTACTGCTAAACAAAAAATAGTTAGTCGGTTGTCCAGTAGGGTTATTTTGTAAAAGACGTAATATGTCTTTCAAGCAAGGTATTGGTTCGCAGGTATATCCATCACTATCAGCCAGTTCAATTATTCTTTTTAGTCCAGTTATTTCAAAATCACCTTCTATATCATATTCTTTTTTACCAGGGGTTATGGTAATGTTTTTTTTATCAACAAGAAAATCCCCTACTTGTGTAATGTCATTAAGAACAGCGTTAAGTTCTGTATCAATATTTCTTATATCACCTCTGCCAGTTCTTTTGATAACCCCTTCCAAAATTTCTGTTGTAGTCATTTTTCACTCCTTTTATGTTTATTGCGTTGATGAGAAATAACCCCTATTCTTGATGTTGAAGTAAAAGAACACTCTGGGCACTTAAATATATTCTTTTTTTGCTGTGTTGGTTCTTTTGGAGTGGCTTTTTTCTCATCCTTGAGAATTTTATTAAAAACATCTGGTATTTCAACCCTTATAGTTGGTATAGTTCTGGACGCAATAAACAATCCCTTTCTTTCTGGAGCAAGTAAGAATTTAATCACATCATCATCGTCAACATCGCATTCTGGAGTAAATACATATTGTTTGTTTCCGTAGATAACTATTTTTTGTGGTTTTGAACCCGTATATCTTAATCTCATAGTTTCCCCCTTATTTTTCTTTAATTTGTTAAATTGATAACAAGCATTAAATATAGTATCGTATGCTTTTGCTACATCTTTAATGTTGTGATATTTCTCCGCAAATTTTCTCCCGTTTATTTTTAATTTTTCGTATAACTCCCTATCTTCTTTAAGCCGTTTAATACACCGCTCTATACTTTCTGTAGTTCTCTCACAAAATAAAACATTAACACCATCTTCTAACATCTCCCCGTGAAACCCCGCTAATTTAGTTGTAATAACTGGTATGCCACAGGCAAGTGCTTCCATAATTGTGTTAGAACACCCTTCGCCTTTAGTGGGGTGAAGTAATACGGATATTTTGCTGTAAAAATCAGAAACCATTTGTTTATGTGGTATCTGACCCTTGCCGTATAATGCTGTTTTAAGTGGGGTATTAAGTTTTTCACATACCAGCTTTACGAGGTCGTAGCCCTTATAATCTCTATAAAATTGGGAACTGATATTTGCACAAAATCCAACCGTAAAAACATCTGGCGGTTCTTTTAATATATTCCACCCTGTAAGGTCCAGCCCATTTGGAACAAGGAATGTATTGGGATTAACCCGCTTACTTATATTATAAAGTTTTTTATTAGTCGCAATAACAGCAAAGACCTGTCGAAGTTCATTATCAAATACCGTTTTAGTGTTATTTTCAAAGGTATAATTCCCACCTAACCGACAAACCGTTTTCCCTTTCTCCATAATATACCTCATAAGAGTGATTTGCTGTGAGAGAATAACATCATAACCAGTATCTCTTATTATTTCCCTGTTAGAAATCGTAGTATCAACTGGATAATTTAAATTTTCCTCTAAAACCTGTCCTGAAAACCCCCAAGACCAGTTTTTAGTAAAAGCAATGTGTAATACTCTCATAATCTTAACGCTCTAAAACTATCCAAATGTAAAATAACCCTTTTCTTATCACTTACATTTTTCAGATATGATGTTGTTGGCACATAAATTACATCAGCCACATCTACTTCGTTAAAAATATGTGTATATTCAGGCAGTTCCTTGCTGTGTGTTTCTGTAATTATCTTAAACGCCCATTCCTCATTACCGCATAACCAACCTATTTTCATTTTCTCCTTTTTAGTTCTTTCATAGTAGGGCGGGATTGATAAGTAATCTCACCCGCCCCGACATCGTTAGGAGGTAGCAGAAGGATAAGTTTCTGCCGCATAGGTATCCAACGCTATACAGGCATAGTCCTTATTATTGAATTTGGCTTTTGCTACGCCAATAATAGAACCCACCTGCACACCTATGCTGTCATAATCCGTTACCCTCTCTTTCCAGTAGACCTTCTTTCCAAACCCCCACAGAACTGCCTGCGCACCAAGAAGCAATGCTCTTGCCCCTGGTATGTCTCCTCCAGCACCCCAATTTGTGTAAAGAGGTATCTTGTCGTATTCAAAAATGATAGCAGAACCCCAGACACCTGCCGCATCGTTGAATATGGGGTTATCCTCACCCCTTATATTCGCTTCTCTCTGTGCCTGCAACCAAGCACTTTCGCTTCGGAGAGACGCTATCTGATAGGAATGAGCGAGGATAATATATCTATCCTTGCCATTTACTTTGATAGGTCTTATCCTCGGTGTGCTGGTCTTTGCAACTCTACAGGCCGCCTCAATCAACGCTGTGCTGAATACATCGGAACTATCTATTTCTGTGTCCGATGTTGCATCTCCACCATACAATTTTTTTGTCGGTGAGGCCACGAGAGCGTCCACCGTCATCTGGTCTATTTTGTTAGCGAGCCAGTCAGACAACAACACTTTTGCGGCGTTTCGCAGATTATAAGGGGACTTCTTACCTTGTAAAACCTCATCCCAAAGAATAGCATTCCTAACCCTGTCCAGTGTTACGGACTGGGAATAAAAAGAAATCGCTTCTTCGTTCCCCTCCATTGTAGAAGTCCCACTAACACCGCTTCCGCTTAACTGATATGCTAATCCAAAAGTTATAGTATTCCCTGGCTCTTTTGTAAGGTCAGTGTTGATATGAACGATGTTAGCAAAAGAGTTAGCGGAAGTTGTGTCTCCAGTGGGCACTTCCTCACCAGCGAACTTATTAAAAAATATTTTCCCTGCTGCCTCTACCCATAACCTACGCTCCCAAATCTGGGGCACAAGACCTGCGGGAATAGTTGTTGAAGCCATTTTAATCCTCCTTGTTTACTGCGTTATTTTTTCTAAAACTTCTCTGATCAATTCTGGATGTTCTTGTTCTAACTGGGCAAACTCTTTATCAGACATTGATAACAGTTTTTCTGGTGAAAGTTTTGCTACAGAACTACCACCACCGCCACCACCCATTATTTTTGGTGTTGGCTTTTTGTTCTGTATCTGTTCGCCCTGTTTCAACACCTGAAGCCGAGTAGCCATTTGATATACTTCCTCTGCGGGGTCTTGCGATTTTAAGAGTTCCTGCTGAATTAAGTAGGCTTCCGCTGGTGAGAGTTCTTTAAGAAAACTTTCAACCCTCTGTTGATAATCTGGATACTTCTTTTCCGCCCGTTTTCTACTCTCCTCAAATAAACTCTGTATCCGCTGTAGTTCAATCTGCTGGAATTTTTCTTCTACCGCTTGATTGAACGCCTTTTCCTTGTTCTGGAGATATTCTTCAATTTTCTGGGTAAGAAGTTTTACTCTCTTTACCTCTATAAAGTCATCATCCGGTATGTCTCTTAAAACATCAGAAAACGGGCTTGTTGATTTTTCTTCAGTTTTCTCTGTGTGTCTCGCCTCCTGCCGTAATTCAATCAGGTCTCTCGCCTTCTGCCGTAATTCAATCAGGTCTCTCAATCGCCCCTCGCTTTCTCTCCGCAACCGCTCGTTCTCTTGCTGTATTATTTCTAATTGCTGTTTTATCTTCGCAAGTTCATCCTGCGTTTGCGGGGTTGTCTCGCCTTTATCATCACCAGGCGGTGGTGCAACATCTTCATCACCAGCAGGGGGTGTCTGGTCAGAAGATGTATCTTCAATCTCTATCTCCCCTTTTTCCTCCAATTCTTTCATCTGCTCTTCCGTCAATTTCGCAACATCATCATCTGTCAGTTCTTCTATTCTTTTTACCGCCATATCTCCTCCTTTTTCTCCTGCTGTTTTTTCGGACCGCAGGGTAGTCCGCTATCTTCTGTTTTTAATAAGGGAAAACAGAGAAACCCAACTTATACAACAGGCGGTGCTACTGAACCACCCATTTCTGTCGTTGTTTTTATGTATTGCAGTATTTCTTCTTGATACGGCACATCACTTGCCTTGATGAGAATATTAGGCGGAATTGGTATCCCCGCCCTTATTAACTCTGTCAATTTATAAAAGTTAAAAATACGCTGTGTTGGGCTACTGGGCTGTGTAGCGACAACTACATCAAACTTTTTCACCTGATTATTATTTAAGATATTTTTAACCGCTTGTAATTTCCTATTTTGCTCCTCTTGAGTGTCCCCTAAATCAATTATATTTAATATCTCCTGTTCACTATATAATCCACTTTTTGTAATAAGTCCTATCAATGCCTTTCCCAAAATCTTTTTTGTTTGAATAAAATTTCTTACAACCCCTTCAATAGTAATCATCCCCTGCTGTTGTCTCATCTGGATAACAATGCCTGGCTCTCCCCTCTCCGCCCGATACCCAAGCAGGTCGGGGTTAATTCCTGTGTTTTCTTTAATGTCCATACTGGCTTTTTCCTCTAATAAAAGATGTGCTTGTGAGGGCGGTTTGGGGATGATTGGCTCTGGCTTAATTGCATCATACTCTATTACAACGCCGGGTGTTGAGCCAAACAATTCTAATTGTCTTTTATTCGCTCCGCCCATCTTTGGGTTGAACCATCCGGTATGGGACATTGTGTTGATGATGTGTAGTTGCTGACTTCTTCGTTTATTTATCTCTCTCTGAAGGTCTTTAATTTGATCTATAATTCCAAGTGTATTATCCTCCGCAACCTCATCATCTCTGTCAAGGCGGTATGGATAATAGGGGATAATGGGGAAGGAATTAAATTCCCCAAGTGGTTTTGATACATCTTGTAATATGACATCATTAACAACAGTTGCTAAATTAAGAACGTTCCGTCTACGCTCTAAAACCTGTATATCTCCCAATACTCCACCATTCCCCGTCTGTGATAATCTCGCTATAAAATCAGATACTTCTTCCCTTGTTCTAAACTGCATTAACCCTATCCCAGTGATAACATAAAAAACGGGTTCAGTTGTTTTATACCAGTATTCCTCAACAAGAACCTGACTGCTATTCAACCCTCCCAATAATCCACGACTTTCTTCATATTTCTTTCTCTCGCCAACACTGAACGATATTTTTGATATATCTTTAATTTGTGACACATTTATTTCATCCACCTTATCGGGGAATTCCTGTTTTACCCAATCCACTGTCCGCCAACACACTTTACATATAAATTCACAATCGGATAGGTCATATTTTTCGCTTCTTGGGTCTGGATATATTCTCAACGGATTAAACCGCTCCAGAACTAAATCCCCATTAATTGGGTCATCTGTATAATCAACTCGTCCAGACAAAAAACCCCTCCCTGTTTTAATGCCATCAAGGAAAACTTTAACAACCTCATCTTCTCCATCACTTGTGTCTATAACATGTTTGATACACTCTGTTAAAACCTCTGCTTCGTCTTTTGTTGCCCCTTTTCTGTTGATGACAGATATATCTTGTGAGTTTTGAATAATATAGCCGTGTAAAAAATTGATTAACGGGAATATTTTATTGATTGTCAGTGCTGGTCTTTTCTCTCTGTTTAATTTTGCTATATCAGAAGCATCCCATTGTTTCCCAATATAAAACCGTAAATTCTCTTTTGCTTTAATTCTCCACTCGTGATCTGCTTCCTGTGACGCTTTGAACCACTCTTGAAAATCTATAATAGTTTTCGCCATATTATATTTTTACTCCTTTTGCTTTTGGGACCATTCCGTTCTCAACCGCATATAATAATCTCAACGCCTTCTTTGCGCTCTCAACAGATTTACACTTTTGCTTTACAATCCACTTTCCATTTTTTTTATGGTATATGACGTTTTCAATCCGTTTATAAGGCATATTTCCCCTTTTTATACAGCCCATATACTGGTTTCTGTCTCTTCCTCGTAATCCTCATAACCTCCCATTTTTCTCTCTTCTTCAACAAATTGAAGTCCCCATTGACCATAAACAAAGCAATCCCCCCTGTCAGGAGAATATCCTAACCTCTTTTTTACAACATCTTTTGGCTCAAGTTTTATCCCGCCACCAGACGTGATTGTTTTCGGGTCGTATCTAATACTTGATAGTTGTTTTCTTGTCTCTGCGTCAAAAATATAGGGTATCTTTCTATCTCTTATCAGTTGCGCTGTGTAGAAATACATTTCTGCTCTCTTGTTATAGAATTGCGAATTACTTGCTTTCTCACTTGAATTGATTGCGATTACTTTCTTATTAAGTTCTACTAATCTATCAGCCACACCTTTGCCCAGTCCAATTACATCAATCGCAAAATTATTACACTTATACTTTTCTGCAAATAACATAGCGTGTCCTACAATTTTCATTGTATCTTTTTCGTGAAGTATTAAAATATCTTTTAATTCTCCGTTTGCGATATACATCAAGGGACACTCGTCCCCTCCGCCAGAGGGGTCTATTGCGATAATTTTCTTTGTATGTTGGTGTATAAAATTAACACCCTTCAAACTCTCTAAATCGGCTGGGGATAACAACAAAAACTGGGTATTGTTGACTCCCCAAATATTCGCAACATATCTATCAAAAATGGCGGGATTATCACTTTGAAGTTTAGTTAAGTCGTTTAAAAAAAGTTCTGGCAGGTTATCAGCGTTTTCTATGGTAGTCATCTCAAACAAGGCATAATCTTTGTTATTTGTCTCTTTATATCGTTTATATAGCCAGTGCGTTGTATCTGTGGCGTTTGCGGTTAATATTCCTTGCTGGAATGTTCCCCGCCTTAACCTTCCCCGCAAAAAATCAAAAATATTCTCATCTTCTATTTCATCCGCTTGCTCTAAAAAGAAAAACCCTAGATTTATATTCTGCAATGCATTGAATTCATCTGCGTGTCTAAATAGAATTTTACTACCCGTTGCTGGTATCTCTATTTCTTTGTGCTGTTCTTTGATCTTTAATTGTGTGTATTTTTGAAAATCTTGAATAGTGCTATCTCTTAAGTCAGTATATTCCTTTCTCGCAATCAACCCTAAATTTCCTGGATACTTTTTACAAAGTTGTAAGCATTTCAAAATTGCAAAGAGTGTTTTTCCCGTTCCCCATCCCCCAACGAAGGCAGGATATCGGGCTGTTGACTTTAAAAAATCCATCTGTGCCCTTTTCGCAACTATCTCCCATTTTTGTTTTTCTGTGTCCATTTTACTTCTCTTTAACGATAATATTAATCCCGCCGGATGGTATGACAATATCTTGTCTATCTGCCCAGCCAAAATTATTTTTAAGAGAAAAAATTACGCCCGTAACACAACTTCCAGACACTAACTTCTCTTCTAGGTATTGCTCAATTCTTGCTTTCGCTTTTTTTAAT